CTGCTAAATTGGCCTAAGGAGCTGTGATTGTGATCCTAGCCTCAGCGGACCAGACAAAGCCTGAGATAGAATAGGCTGCAAAATCACCGCCATAAACGGTAGCCATAGTTTAACCATCAGTGTTCGTGTAGTTCAGAGTCGTAGAGGCGTTGTGGCTCATATACCAGTTGAAACCGCTGGTCCTGGCTGCTGAATTAGCTCAAAATAAGGGTGCGTACAAGAAAATAGCGTATCCGTTTGTGGCTGTAAGTTGAGGCAACAGATAATTGACTTACAAAGTTCTACTTGGTGTCTCGACGGCATGCCCTTAAGCGATGAATGGCACGGCTTTTGTACCTGGAAAAGCCTTTTGCAATTGAAATTCATCCACAGCTGATAATCAAGTAAACCCAACCTAAGAATCTTTATACCTAGCCCTCTAGAGGAGACCAAAGTTCGGAGCAGTGGTGGGTCGTACTTTCTCTGATTGTTTTGAATCAATGAATTAGATCTTAGCAACCTAAGGATTTGTTTTCTTAGACTTTCAAGGTTGCTGCATCTTGGAGTTCTTCTTCTTCTAGTTGTTTTTCTTCATTTCCGCAAATGTTGTTATTATTGTTATTATTAATACTGGGCAGGGTGTGGGACAACCCAGAACTCCTGTATCGAATGATAACGTTTTGACTCCAAGCAGTCTCCATGCTTGACAATGGCAAGTCTAATCTGGATCTGATTAGAGAGTCTAAATAGGGAATATCACAAGGATCAATATCTACATGCCAAGTCTTCTCAAAGGGTCAAACCTAAACTTTATCAAATGAACCAAATAAGTTTCTTTCTGGATCAGGGGTTTGAACTAAGTGACTCAGACGAGAGCGCAACAAGTCCTTCAAGAAAGGAAGAGGCAAATCGGAGGATGAACAATCGAGAAGAGCTTTAACATATAAATCAGGGCGAGCCTGTATGTCGACGTTGTTCTTGAAGTATTTTTATTTTTCAAACACCGCTCTTTCAGGATTTCTCAAAATTACATGTTTACCACTAGGAGTCATGAATGACCATTTACTACAGAAATCAACATCCCACCACTCTCACACAAAAACATCCTTATAACATTAACCGAGACCAACTGTTCAAGGAAGACTACTATCATCTGAACTATACAATCTAATCCTAGATACTATCAAATCCGCATGTTCACGCTCACAGAACATAACGCAATCATCTCCTGCCGCTATAGAAGTAGAAAGACCTTAACCGAAGAATTCAGCGTAACAAATAGTTCAAAGAGTATTACCCAGTGTAGTTCTGGTGGGATGACCTGAAAATGTGGTGCCATTGATCTTAAAACTTTGTGAACCTGGAGTTGAACATTTAAACTTGTGATTAGGCTTGGTCTTAGAATTAACAGGAACAACCAGATCAACTTCCAAATCACAAAGCGCTCTAAAAATAGAATCTTTAAGCATTTCGGTATTGACGGAAGGAACGGACAACAAAAAGCGATCGATGTATTTATTCAACCTAGATCTATAAAGCTCAAAGAACTATATATCAACACACTATTGCAACTAGTAATGTTAATTACTGTCGAATGCGGAACCGTCAAAAGATATACTGACTGGATCTTTAAATCTAGATATCTAGGTTTAGATTCACTATGTGAGGGAATGACAATCATCCCCGTGAGAAAAAGACGCAAGGACTCTCTTAAGATCGCTAAAGATAAAATGTTACAAGAAAGTCAAAATGCCACAATACTCTACTGATGGATTAAAAATCAATCGGGGTCAGGAAGAAGCGCTAGAGACACTAAAGCACTGAAAGGTTTCACCATTCTTCACCATTGCCTCAAAATGACCTTTAAAGTTAGAATAATCTGGATTTGTAATCTACTTACGAATCTGATCCAAATATTTAACTTTCTTCTCTTTGGGCCAAGTGTCCTTTTACCGAAGCCAATCCAAGACACCTAATTCTTTTTCTAAATCAAGCTTGTTAATATCGCATACTACGGAAGAGAGGAATCTAGAAGAGACCTAACGGAAACTTGAGATAGCCTCGGGATCTGGCTGGAGAAGAGATGAAAAATGTCATTTGAAAAGAGCAAACAAAATATTAGAGGGTTGCTTATGATCCCATTCCTTATCACTTAGCACGTCCCCTGAAGCATTTAAAACCTAATAGCCACAGTTGACCATAGAAACTTTGCGAGGAGAGAAAGATTAACTTTACAACTAGAGAAAGAGCTCTGCATAAATGTTCCAAGCTTTTATGTTATGCTAAAACTATGGACCTCTCAGACACAAAGGAAAATTAACGTAGAGACT